TGTGTTCAAAAATATTTTTTTCTAATGAAGCTAGTATCATTGGATTATTTCTAGCTAAATTAGTTGCCATAAAATCTAAGTGTGCTTCCATGTGTGCTCTATGGTCTTGTCCAGGAAAAGCTTGAAAAGGTTTACTACCCATTGCATCAATATGCTCTAACGCTGGATCTTTTGGTTGTGGTGGTTGTGGTGCAACTAATATTTTATCAATGTCTTTCACCCCTAATGCTTCATACATGTTTCTATATACATTATATGTATTGTGAATTTGAGGATTAGACATTGCCAGTTGTAATTCAGTTTGCGCTAAAGATATTCTTTGAGCCTGTGAGAAAATATTTGGATCAGCAACTGGCAATATGTCAACTCTGTCATCAAAGTCCATAGCTTTGATTTGTTTCTGACCACCTACAACATCATAAGGATATTCTGGTGGTAGATATGTAGCAAATACTTTTGCTAGTAATTTAAATTCTTGTTTTAATGCTGCATAGATTCTTTTATGAATCGCAGACATTGTTCGACTTCCTCTTTCAAGCAAGGCGACTGTCGTACCCACCGCGGCTTGCTGATTTCCCTCTCCTACCTGCATGTCGGCAATAGATGCAAATCTTTGCCCTGCTTGTACTACGACACCCATAAGCTGTAATAAAGTTTGAGAAGGCTCTTTGTATGGAAGCATCATAAACGAATCTCTAATGTTTCCTCCAGGAGCATCTACATCTCTAAATTCTCCGGGTTGAATTGATTGTGCATCATCCCTAATTCTAATTCCTCGTTGCTTAAATCCTGCAGGTAAATTTGATAATGTACCTGCATCTAGTAGTTGTCTTAGTGCAGCAGTAGCTGTTCTTGATAGTCCACCTATCATATGTATTAAACCAAAACCATAAAAACCTAGTCCTGGCAAAAATTTAAAATGTACAAAGTATTGTTTCTTTTTCTTTAAAGGATCCATTTGATCGTAGTTTCTTCTAATAGATAAAATTTCTTGTGATCCTTCTTCTATAGTTACAATGTATGGTAATTTAATTCCTGTTTCTTCTCCTGTCTGTGGATTTTTATCTTCAAAATTTTCTAAGTCTAAATCCATGTGAAATTCTAAAAGAGTATGAATGTTTTCGTCTCTTGTTTTTTGTTGACCTTCTAATTCTCTTTCTTTTCTTTCAAGAGCGTTTGCTTCTTCTTCTCCTGGTTCAGGAATTTCTATGTCTCTATAAAACCCTGATACTTGTTGTTTTCTTAAATCATTTTGAGAAGTTTTAATTACGTGAACGATTGCTTCCGCATCGTCTAATGAGGTAGCCGAATACGGAACAACTAAATCGTCTGCAGGTACAAACTTAGAAACCGCTCTTCCAAGTAAGTCATCAAAATAAACTTTTTTAAATGTAGACCCTGCGAGTGGTAAATAAAAAAGCATGGAATCAAACTCAGGTTCGTATTCTTTCATTTGATCCATTAGTTGATAATTCATAAATTCTTTAACTCTTTCAGCTTGTTGTTCTTTTTGTGGTGTAGTTGCACCTAGAATCTGAGTTCGTACTGGTCCGTTTGAAGGAAGTAATTCTTTGTAAGCTAAAGCTTGAAACTGTGTAACAGCTTCAGCTAAAACCGGGTGAGTTGCACCACTTGCTCCTTGAAATGGTTCGCTTCTCATATTATATTTAAAACCTAAAAGGTCTAAACCTGTTACGTAAGCTTGCTCCCAATCTTTTCTTGAATTTTTATAATCTTGATATTTTTCTGTTAGGTCTGCACCAAGTTCACCTAATGCAGAGTCATCCATAAAATCTGCTAAGTTTGCAAAATGGTCTTGAGGCATTTCTGCCATTTGGTTTTCTTCGAAATTTATATCTACACTACCATCTTCGTTGGTTACAACATTAGTTGGACCAGCTACTTGAGGTTCAGGTAATTGTTCTATTTCTTCTTGAGAGACTTCGATTGTCTCGTCTACGTTCGGTAGCGCTTTGTCTATTTCTGCCATTTATTTTCTCCAGTTTTTCTACTTTAACATTATTGTAATTAATATTCAAGCCTTGAGGTGTAGGACCTGCTTTTGGTGGTAAAAGATGCCATTTAGGATATTTATTCAAATAAACCTCCTTCGTCCATTAAACTTTCGTTATATACTCTTCTTTCATCATCACCCATAGCTTTTACTTTTGCTATTTCATCTTTTGCAAATTTACCATATTGATATAAAGCTTCACCACCTAATGATGCAATACCTAAAGGTGATGCAACTCTTGCTGCACGCATTGCCATTTTAGGACTCAAACCTAAATTTAAAAATCTTTTTAACAATGGGTTAGATGCAATCTTACTAGATTGTTTTACTAACGCTGGTGCTGCTGCAAGTTCTGTTCCTAAAATAGCTCTATCTAAAGAAGACTTTGGATCAACACCAAACCCTGCGCTTAATCCAACGGTAGCTGCAGGTGTTGGCAAATATTGTAAAACTTTACCTGCTCCTCTTCCTACATCTTTTAAAAGTTCAGAATTAATAAAACCTTCTTGACCCTTAAAAGCATTTTTATACATATTTCTTGTTCGAGTTTTTTCCGGTGTAGGTATTTGATTTGCTGTTGTCATATTAGGAACAAATCCTTTTAAAGCTAATGTATCTACATCTTTTAATAATTCTGTGTTTTGAAATAATTTTTGAGCTGTTTTACCCGCAGTCTTTTTTTCATTTTCAATTTGCTGTTGCATGATAGCACCAATTCCTGCTCTATCTATTTTTGTTAAATCTTTTACAGGTTTATCATAAAGACCAAAACCTAAAACATTTGCATAATTAACTCCAGTTACTTTTGGTTTTAAAGTAAACTCGTCTAACTGAAGACCTTGAACTCTACCTCCTGCTAAATCAACCACCGTAGATATTTGTTTATTATTAAACTCTATTTGTTTTCTTAATTCTTTTGGAATTGATTTTAAAGTAACAGCTTTAACATAAAGATCATTTTGTTTTTTATATAATTGTTTTAATTTATTTTCATAAGGTTTAACAAATTCATTATTTATTTGAACAAAATTAGGATCGTCAAAATCTAATCCTAAATTCATAACATTATATAACTCACCTGTTTTTTTAACTTGTTGTAAACTTAAACGGTGAGCTTGTTCTAAAGGCTGACCAGTTTTAAAATCTGTTAATAGTTCTTCCATGTTGTTGTTAGAAACTTCTTTTACTAAATCATATTTCTTTTTATTAGCAGATCTTTTTACTTCATCTGGATCTACATCTGCTTTTAGTTTTAATTTTTTTCTTCTAGCAAGCGCTTTTTCAGCTTGTTTTTTAGTTGTGTAATATTGAACGCTTTGAAGATCTTCTGGAATATCACTAGTAAGACCTCCTGCAGTTTTAAAATCAATTTTAAATTTTGCATTTTTTGGAATGTTATATTTTAATTCACCAGTGTCTTTAAATCTTGTTATTCTATCTATATCTCTCACTTCTCTTATTTTTTGAAATTTTTCTGATGCAGGTTTGCCAAAAAATTCACCTCTTTGATCAATGGCTGCCTTTCTTTCTGCATAAGGAATATCTTTTATTTTACCTTCTTTTTTTAATGCAGTTATTCTTTTACCAACAGGTGATCTACTTAAACCTAATTCGTCTGCAATAGCTTCTGCTCCCATCTTATCTACTTGATGAAGTTTAATTATTTTTTCTTCTATTTCAGGGGAAAAAGGTTTTCTAAAAGCACTTTTACTTGGTGTTCCGTTTTGAAAATTTTTTCTTTTGTAATATCCCCTCTCCGTAAGAGAGTCGATCATCTGATTATATTGATCTATTGAGTTCATCTCTTGCCATAGAAACTTTTAAGTTGTTGTAACTTTTTCATGGCTTTGGCGATTTGTTCTGGGCTCTTATCTTTTACCTGTCTACTTTTAGAAACCATTTTTTTTAAACTATTATTTAATTGTTTAGTTTGTTTATTTTTTAATAGTCTTAATAAATACTCGTGGCTTTTATCTTTTTTCTGTTTACCAAAATCAGGATTAGAAGTTTCTAGCATAGAACCAAATTTAAATCCTGCTCTTCCACCTGAAGCCATTAAAGAATTACCTGGTCCACTTCCTGGTTGATAACCTATAACTCTTTTTACTTGCTCTCCTGGGGTATAGACTGGTTCTCCACCTCCACCTCCACCGTAGTATCCTCCGGTACCTGGATTATATGAAGGTGTGTTAGCCATTTCTTCCATAATTGCGTCCATGTATTTTTTATCTAAATCTACTAAGTCTTGGAAAGATTCATTACCTGTTAAAGTTACACCAGATAAATAACCATCATCTATACCTTCTTGAATATCAGATGCTAGTTTTGCTTGTGTTAAAGCTAACCTGTCATAAGATCCATCTGCTTTTATAAACTGATCTGGATTAATTCCTCTTTCTTTTAAAATCATAGATTGAGTATAAGGTTCTGCTCCATACTGTTGAGTGTATCGTACTGCTGCATGTAAATCATCTTGCTGATCCGGAGACATACTTTCGTAATCAGTCATAGAAACTCCGTATTGTCTAAGCATTGGATCTCCACTTGGCATTCCTGGCATTAACCCTGGTGGTGGAGCTATACCCATTGGTCCCATATTATCTAATTGGTTTTGTACTTCGCTTCTTTTTTCTGGTGAAAGACCACTCATAAATTTTTCATATTGAAATGTATCCATGTTTAAAATTCTATCTAATTCTTCTGCAGACGCTCCTGATGCTCCGGATCCTGGTAAGTTTGTAATAGGTTCTGCTCCAGGTAACGTAGGCATCTGATTTATTGGTTGAGATTCTACGTCTGTTGTTGGTGGCTGACCAATTGATTCTAAATATTTATCTGTTATCCCTTTCATAGTAGAGTTACCTTGAATAACTGTACCATCAGGTAATTTATAAGACCTAACATCTGCTGTCATAGGTCTATTCATAGCTCCACTATCATCAAGGTATTTTTGAAAACCATCCATTATATTTCCTGTACCTGGTGCTCCGGATCCTGGTAAGTTTGTAGAAGCTCCTTCGCCTGGTAGCTCTGTAATATAAGTTTGATATTCAGATCCTCCGCCGCCAGGAACAGCTGTAAATTCTTCACCGCCAGGGTTGTCTGTACCAAAACCAGGGAGCGCGCCTTGTTCACCCATAGCTGGTGGTAAAGTAGGCATCTGATCTATTGGTTGAGGTTCACGGTTTAGTGAAGGTGGATCGAATACACCAATTCCGTTTGGGTTTCCTGAAATAGGTTGAGCAGGTTTATAAGGTACAGCAGAGTAAGATGTTCGGTTTCTTTCCCGAGAATCCATTAACTGTTGATTTCTTCTTTGTGCAATTTCTGCTTCTGTAAATCCTGGTATTCCGCCGTTATATAATTTCACACGCCCTCCTTTATTATATGCTATATTGGTATTAACATCAGGTTGCCCATAAATCAAATTATTATTATCAACTTTTGATGCACCAGGTTGCGGCAGTCCATAAGTTAAATCGCTCAAATCTTTCCCTGTAACACCTTCAATAAGACCAGAGTAATCAGGTTTTTCATCTCCAGGGGCAAATGTCTTTAATGAATCTATAACTTTGGGAGTTTTTCTAATCATTTCATTTGCACCAAGAACTTTATTAGCCATTTTAGCTCCCTGAGGTCCTCCTAAAACAAAAGCTACCGCTGTAAGAGGTAGTCTAAATTTAGAAGCAAGATCACTCATACTTTTCAAAAAACCTTTCTTTTGTTCAGGGCTACTTCTTTCAGTTATGTTTTCAAAACCTAAACTCTTTTTAGCTTCTTGTATATATGGATTATCATATACGTCTTTTAAAGTTGTAGTAGACATATCTGCAGCGCCCATTAAATTTTGCCTTGTATCTTCTGGTTTTTTAATACCGTAGTCTTCCGCTAATCTTCTTCTATACTCTTCTTGTGCATTTTCTCTTGCATCTGGTCCTTCTAGTCCTTTTTGTTTAGCAATAGCATCTAAAATAGCATCGTCAGGATTTCTAAAGTCTTCTGAACTTGCAAATTCTTCTATTTTTTTCTTGTAGTCAGCTTCTT